GTCGTGATCAGGGAGTCGATCTTGCGATTCAGGACCGCCATCGTCGTCATTTGCATGATCGAGCGCTGATTGCCCTGCGACGCGAAGATGTTGAAACCCGTCTTGCGAACGAGGTCGTGCCACTCCTGCAGCGTGCATGTGTTCTGCGTGTTGCTGTCTGCACGCGCCGGGATGCGACCGTTCACGCCGCGGGTAACGGCAGATGCGCTGCCGGAACCTGCGACCAGAAAGACCGCCTGTTGTCCCTTGATCACGGCCTCCGTAGTGACCGTATCGCGCAGCAGGGACTGATGCTGCTCGAACGCCTGGATGAACTCCTGGCGGTATTGGATCTGAAATGCGGTATCAGCCATGATTGGCTCCTTTTCAAGAAACGATTAACTTCAACCGTTGCTCAGGGTGTCCATCACGGCTACTGTCAGGGTGTCCTTTCGGGCCTGACGCCCGCCTTCTGGGCCGTCGCTATTCGGTATTCAGTACTGCTACTTCAAGTACCTATGCTGCTTTCCTTTCGACTAGTTGCCCGGCCTCGTTCATGAGACCGTGCTTGATCATTGCCTCGATCAGTTCGCGCTCACGCTTTTGCATGGCGTCGTCCTTGTTGTAGACAGAGCGCGTCTCTGTTCTGATTTTCTGGATCGCCTTCCATTCTTCGACCATCGTCTTGCCGATGTCTCCCGTACCTCCAGGGACGACGATGCCGGCAGGATTGATCTCGTTCGCCAATGACACGAGAGCGCGGATGGCGCTTGCGTTGTTGAAGATCGCCGTGCCATCTGGCAGGCGCGCTGACTTGAGTAAGTCGCGTACGTCTTCAGGGAAGCGCGACAGGATGGTGCCTTCGATCAAGTTCAGGTTGCGCCGGAACTGAGGCCCCCATTCCTCGTTCAGCGTGTCGAGGACTTCTGTGCGCTGCTGTTCATCACGTTCTGCCCTGAGCGTTTCACGCTGCGCTATCTGATCGTAGATGGCTGAAACGGCTTCACGCGCCACTTCTGGCGTTGCATTCGCCTTATGTAGCCTCGTCAGGACACCGCCGATCATGTCCTTGTCTCTCGTAGGAACGGTGATGCCAGCAAGATCGTAGCCATCAGGTTTCTCAGGGATGCCGTTGTCCTTCCGCCAGGCTTTGATGTCGTCAGGCTTTGCGTTCTTCGGAAGAGTTGGCTTCAGTTCCCCTGAATCAACGCGCTTTCTCAGATTCACGTAGCCGTCTGCCAGAGCCTCCGGCGAGGCGTAGCGGCCCAGATCCTTGGCGCGCTTCTGGTCGCCCTTCGACATGCGCGTGACCCAGTCCTCTGGCCATGCGCCTTTGGCGGCGGCGGCATCCTCAGTGCCATCGGCAGCCTGCTTGCCGGTATCAGTTGCGGCCGTTGCGGTCTTGCCTGCGGTGGTATCGGCGGCGGCTGTTTTCCCGGCATCCTTGGCGGCGCCTGCATCCTGCTTTCCGCCAACGTCGGTGGTGGCGGCGGTAGTGGCGGCAGCATCAGTAGCTGCAGCGCTACCTGTTTTTGTGTCCACCGTTGCTTCTTCAGCCATCTACATCTCCTCTAGATGTTTGCGCGGACTCGCGCTTTCTGAGCACTGATATGTTCACTTTCAGCACTCCCATGATCTGTTGCCCTACAAACTGTCGCCCGAGCGCGACGCATGTCTCGCGCTCGTCGGCACGGTACGGCCAAACTGGCAAACCGCAAGCGCTTTTTAGTATCCAGTCCAATGCGCGCTTCTGTTGACCGTCGTTTGCAGTCCCTGCAGCCACGGCCTGCAGAGCAGTTGCATCAGATGACGTGAACGATGCTGGCTCAGATCCATGCGGTGCGTGACTTGGAACCAAACCACGTCGCTTCGCTGGCACAGGAGGCTGCTTCATGCTGCTGCACCAGCCGGCACTGCGCCTTGAGTGATGGCAGCTACGGACTCACCGGCAGCGCCTAGATCCTTGGCTGCAGATGCGCTTTGCTCAAGAGTTGCAGCCATCTGCGCGGCTTCTGACTTTGCCTGTTGGTCTGCATCCATTTGAGCGACCACCAATTCGCTGCGCATCCACTTGCCTGGCCATCCGATGCCATCCAGTGCTTCTCGGAATGCTGTTTTCCCGTCCACGATGTTGGCGATCGACGGATCCAACTGCAGCGCAGACGCCAGCAGTTGCTGACCTTGCAGAAGAAGCTGCCCTTTTTGGGCCTCAATGGCGTCGTGCAGCGGGCTCTCGAAAGTGAAACTGATGTCTGCTCCTCGCAGCGACCTTGGCCAGTCCAGTGGCGATCCGAAGGCGCCATTCCTCCACAAAAGCGTGAACGTGTCGTCGCAAATGCGCGCGTTGTACTCAGTCTCTAGCGGCTCGAACAGAGGCATGGCTTGGCGGATGTACTGTTCCGTGCGCTGGGCTACCTCAAAGGCTGTTACGCGCTCGGCATCCCTCTGTGGCATGGACAGTTGATCCAGGAAGAACGCCTGCCTGATCATGGCGCGTGCCTCCTGGTTCATCTGCACGCCGAAGTTGAAGCCGCGGAAGTCCTGAGTGATAGGCCGCAGTGCCTCGCCAGCTCGTTCATCGTATTCAGGATCGACCCATGTGATGCCTGCTGCGTAGACCGCCACATCAGAGCGCACAGCGTCGATAGTGGCAATCATCGGAGGGCTGGTGGCCTTTTCGCCTGCCTCCAGCAGCGTGAACGTCATGGCCTGTATGAGTCGCGCATCTGGCAGGGCACACACGGTAGCCGGCGAGTACGAATACTGACTACCGCTGACAGTCTGCCAACGAGGGATAACGTAGTAGCCAGTCCAGATCGGCGTTGCTGAAATCACCTTGTCGTGCGCGCCGTCGTACCAGACTGACCAGAACGGTCTGTTCGTCTTGCCGTCGTACATATCGGCTTCGACGACCATGTGCATGATTTCGTGTTCCTGGAACGGGTCTTTTTCTGCGTTCCTGACAACTTCTTCATGCAGGTTGTCTTTACCGAATATCCGCACCATCGTTTGTGCCGTTGGCTTCCATCGCCTGAACTTGGCACCAACATCGCCTTCCTCGTTTTCCTGCCACGCTAGATCACGCAGGTGCCAGCACCGATACAGCATGCCGTTGGCCTCCTTGTTCAACTCTATCGAAATGGCACACTGCCCAAATGCGGCGAAATCGTGATCGCCCTCCTTGGTAGCGCGCGAGAACTTGGCCTTCGGGTCGTACATGGCACGGCGCTGCGTGGCCTCGAAACCCTGCAGCCATGTGCGAAGTTCGTTGTCTTTGACTTCGGTGTTTCTGACACCAGTGTGAAACCACACCTTCGTGTTCGGGCGCAGCATGGAGCCGAAGTAGTTGCCGAGATCCCTGCGACACATCGCCGGGTAGCTCGTCATCGTGTTCGCGGCGAAGTCAGTTCCTATAGATCGCTCCAGCGTGAAACTGGCACGTTCATAGTAGAAGTTGTCGGCGATGTCCTGATGCAAACTATTCAGCGGTTGCTTCTTGCTGAACAGGCTATCGCCAAGTTCTTTGAGTTCCTTGGGTGTCATGCCGCTCCAAATTTGTCGCCGCCTGGAGATGTCAGAATCGTCGATGCGCGTCCGCGCCTTGACAGTTGCTGTCTCAAAGCTGCTTGCTGTGCAATGATCGTGTTTTCATTTCCGCGCGTAGGTAGCGTTACTGGCGCTGGTGCCGTCAGTTCTGATTGCTGTTTGAGTTGCCGTGCCATCTTTGCGTTGGACGCAGCCTGTGCCAGAACAAGTGCTGGCTGAAGGACCGTTGCGACGGTCTTTGCGGTTTTGAGTACATCTGCAGTTGTGGTGCCAGTAGCAGCAGTTCCTGTTGTCGTGCCTGCAGTTCCAGCAGGCGCCGTCGTCCCTGTTTCTGCTGCAACCGCAGCCGAGCTGGCTGTTTCCGCAGCACCAGTACCAGCAGCAAATTCCCCAGCAGTCCCATAAGTCGCAGCGGCTTCAGTGCCCGCAGTAGTGCCAGTGGCTGCAGTAGTGCCTTCAGCGCCAAGAGCGCCGGCCCCGAAGTAAAGAGCAGCAGCCGTACCAATCGTGCGTCCGACATCTCTGTCGCCAGGGTCGTTCGGATCCAGACCGACAAGGGTTTCGCCACCGCTCGTAATCTGCGCGCCGGGGCCAGCACCCAGAAAATCCCAGCCGGAGGCTTCGTCGCCGTACGGATCACCCCAATTACCGGCCTCTGCTGCATTCCTCATCATTTTCGTTTCAGGCAGGTTTTTTGCGACCGGATCAAGATCAACGAGATCGCTGAAAAGTGTGTCTTCGCTGCACATGGTCAGACCTCTTTGATGAAGTTGAAGCCTCTGACGCGGTATCCACGACTCTCGAACAAGCGACGTGTTTCTTCCATGCGCACCCCAGTCGTCTGGCCCGGCATGATGTAGCGCACTCCTAGTGCCTTCGCCCATGCCTCGAAATCATCTAGCACCCGCACGGCTGCTATGCTTCCTCGGCGCCCTAACGTGACGAACCACGCCCTGTCGAAGGCCACCAGCTCGTGCGTCCAGTAGGGCTGCGACAAGATGCCGTAAAGGCCACCAGCCACCAGCCCATCGTGCAGCCACAAACGCAGGTAGATGTGCGGATGGACGGACGACATTGCGAACTGTTCGCGCAACTTGTCCTCGGCAAGCGGGATGTCGCGCATGACAGACTCGGCGTGCATCTCGCGCGCGAGCGCCATAATCTCGGCAGCGTACTGCGGCGAGTAGTGAACAAGGCCCGTTGGCTGTGCGAGAATGGCACTCATCGCGTCCTCGCCGTCATCGGTACTCGCCTGCTTCCAATCACGACTGGCCGACGATTGAGCCCCTTACGGAACTCCGCTTGTTCCATCCACTCCAGCGCCGATGTGGTCGCCTTCGGCCCTTCCCACCAAGACATCACTACAGCGTCGCCGCGGTCAGTGGATCGCCCAAGACGCTCTACAACGTCTTCCTTGTTCTCGACGCGAATGCCGGTGGGGGTAGGTTCAAACTTCGGCGCCGTCAGATCGGCGAGCAGGACTGGATCGTCTGGCAGCGCGATCTGAGATCCGCCCGGCTGCCCAGGATCCAAGTCTTCCCTGAATAGCCACAGAGCTGCCGAGCGTTTGTTCGGAAACGCGAGCTTCTTGTCGCGCGAGCGCCGGTTGGTTTTCTCGGCACCCTTGAAGCCTTTGACATCGACCTGATTCGCCTTCAGGTGCTCGTATGTAGGCCCGCCATAGCCGCCTCCAAGGTCAACTGTCACGATGGCGTTATCCCTGCGGTAGCTCACGATGATGCCGCCGCAGTGCGCTCCTGAGCGGTCCATCGGGATGTCCTTGCCTTCCACTTCGACCATTGGCGCGAACCAGTAGTCGTGCCTGATCGCCAGCACCATGGGATCCTCGCCACCGCCGGAACAGTCAACGCCGATCGCGCACATGGGCACTTCGTCTGGCGGCTTACGTGTCCACCGTGCCTGAGCTTCCTTGACCCATGCCGTTGGTATAACCTGATTCGGCTGGTCTTTGAAGGTCGTCTTGAACCTGCCGAGAAGGATGGAGCGATGCGGTTCGGCCATCGCATCGAGGTTGCTGCGATAGCTGCCGGCTGCGTAGTACGGGTTGTCATCGACTGACGACGGGATGAAACTTCTCGATAGCGGCCGAACGATCTTCGTGCGACCGCCAACTATCACTTCCCGCACATCCTCTGGACCGTCAACCCACTCGTCCTTGCCGTACTCGTCCGTGATGACCCAGCGCAGTTCTCCTGGCCTAGCAGGGTATGGATATCTATCGTCCAGCCACGGCGCGAACATCTGCAAGACCCACAGCCCTTCGGCGGTGAGCGGCGGGTTCGTAGGCATCAGAACACGCACGCGTTGTTTCGGGTCCTCATGCCGCAGCCAGCCCATCAGGAACCTGAGCTGCATCTCGGCGAACTGCGTCGCCTCGTCTGGCACGATCAGGTCGTGCGGTCGCCCCATCCAGTGATGTTCGTCACCGATTCGCGCGCACGCCCCGAAGTCTATGAAGTGCTCTGGGTTGATCGTCAGCCGCGGAGGAGGAGAACCATTGAAGCCGTTCCTGCTGCCGTGAATCTTGATCGCGTCGTCGATCAAGCCCGTCAGATCCGTGTACTGCCGGCGCAGAATTAGTGAACGCTTGTGCTGCGTGAAGGCAAGGCCGAGCGCCAGGTGCGACTTACCGCCCCCAGGCTCACCACCGAAGAGAAGCACATCTGCTGTGGAGCTGTAAGCCTCTGCCTGTGGCCCTACGGTCGGAATCCACCTGTCCATTCCGACTAGGCGCCTAGCACATGTCGTATCGGACGCTACCTTCTGTAGTTCCTCCGAAGACAGCGCGCCGAGACGTTCAAGGATTTCGTCAAGTCCGCTCATGTCCCTGTCTTGTTTTTCGACTCAGGAAACTCCTGAACATCCGCACCAGTTGTGTGTGGATGCTCCTGATCCGTTACTTGCTTTATGTCAGCGCTGAGAGCGCCGACTGGACGCGCGTATTCCTGCGCAAATGACACGGCATGCTTCATGTCTGGCCTGATGTCATCCGACCACGCGCCGAGCATGTAGTCGAGTTCGCCAAGCGCTCCCTTGAGCAACATGGTGCGCTTGATGAGTTCGTCGTGTTGCGCGGTAAGTTGCGCGATCTGCGCCTCTACTTCGACCTTTCTGGACGTTAGCCTGATGTGCCGCGGATTCAATTCACCGATCCCGTACATCGTAGGCGGACGCATCAAATCGGATTCTGCAGGCAACACAATCTCGATGCCGAGACTCTGCGCAAGGCCGATGAAATGCTGGCAGCCAGGACGCTGGTACGACCATTCTTCGGTCGCCGCCATGTCAATGCCCCATAGGCCGATGGCTACCTTTTCTCCGTTAGCAGCGCGAGGCGCTAGTACGTCGATCGCTATGGCGATCATGTACGCGATGGTCGAAGTCCAGCAATAAGGCCCGTATTTCTCGATCAGTTTCTCGAAAGGAATCCGTATGGACATGGGAATGGATTCCTGCACTTCGGACATGAACACTGGACCATTGTGCTCAGATAGGAAGGTGTGAAATTCAGGACTGAACCATGGCTTCGTGCCTGGCGCTCCGAACTTTCCAGGCGCTGTCGGCAGCCACCTGTGCGGCTCGAACCACACATCACTTCTGTTCTGCGCACAAATTGGATATGTACCTGGACTACAGGCCCAGATAGCCCATGAGAGATCCTTGAACGGCGCCAGCGCCATCGACGATGACGCCGTACCAAGGAGTGCGATCTTGTTGAAACCTTCTGGGCCGAATGCGACTTTCGTGTTTTCTTCCATCAGATCGCCATCGAGGAGCCGGTCGTCACGGTAGAACCGATGTTGGTACGCACGAACCAGACCGCCGTGGAGATGCCATCCAGTTCTGCCCAGTGCCCAGCGTTAAGCGTGACGGACAGCGTTGCGGTTGACGCGCCACCAACGCTCGAACCTGCGCAAACGCCAGTAACTGCTGTTGTCGCCGTAGAGCCATTCAGCCAGATGACCGCGTAGCCCGTCGAAATGTTGAAGACCTTCACCGACGCGCCTGGTGCTGGGCTAACTGGGTTCCACCATGTTGAACCTACCGTTGTGTTGACGGCGATGGTGGCGATTCCATAGTTCGGAATCTGATCGGCGACTGTACTGGCTGATGTGAGAGCAACGATGGGGCGCCGAACCGCCTTCGGGCCGCATACCATGTTGTCTGAATCGAATCCCAGCCTGCGGCCAAAAATCGATGTGGCAATCTGCGATCGCAGACCTTCAAGTGTTACGGTTTGTGCCATGATGTTTCTCCTTTATGGTTGCTCGGCCGAAGCCTGCTGCGGAGTTGCCCGAGTCGGTCGGTGCAGCCGCTCCTCAATCGATGCCTGCGCCAAGCGTCAGAGCCATTACGGCTGTGAGCGATACGGCAGTGGTGAGCGCCGATACGAATGGATTCGGCGGCGTGGTGATAGTCAGTGATGCCAGATATGGTATGAACATGCCCGTCTGCCCTGCCGCAGTCGTTGGCAATAGGGCAACTACGCCTGTGCTGCTCACGTTTAGGAACACGTTGTTTGTGCTCAGGTTGTCGATCTTCAAACCTTGTAGTCCTGCAGCAGATGATGGGCATACGGCTACCGAGCCAACGGTCGTCAACGCAATCAGGATCGTCGGGCCTTGTGGATAGAACGCTGCGGACATGGTCAGTATCTCCCGCGGTATGTGGTGTGCATTAGAGTCTTCGGCTTACGCGTGACGGCTTCTGTTTCTGCGGCTTCGGCCTTGTCTTCCGCGTGACTATCGCTGCCAGCCGAGCCTTCACTCTCCGGCATGGCCTTCATCATCGTGATCTGCAGGGATACGCTGCTATTGGCGTTTTCCTTCGATTCGTTGCTCGAAATAGCAGTGACCTTGCCGATGGCACGAATCTCGTATTCGTCGCCCACATCCGGCAACGTCTTCATGCCTAGCTTGTCGAGTTCAGGACTGTCTAAGTGCAGGCACAGTCCGTAGGGATACGGGTTGTCGTCAGGCGAGGCGGCCTGCTCTGCCATGCGCTGCTTAGAGCGTTTCATGTCGGTGAGTTTCATTTGGACAGAGCCGTCCTCGCTGGTTTCTTGGATTTGTCTACGCCGCTGATGGTGCCTTTGTTGCGGCTAGCGTAGAAAACTGTCTTGGCTTTCTTTGTGCTCCCGTATCCGCGTTTCATGCTCTTCATGATCTTCTGGCCTTTCGCCGTGAGGGGCATGACCGCTGGTTCCAAAAAAAAGCCCGGCGCGTAGCCGGGCTAATCAACCACAGGAGGTGCCCAGTTACGGGCGCGCTGAGGTCAGGCTTTTACGGTCTGCTCAATGGCCTCGCAAGCGCTATTTAGTACGGGTGCTTCAGATGACCCGCTCGCCTGCGTGACCGTCATCGGAGGTTTGCGCTTGAACAGCGACACGTACAGCACCCAGATCGCTTCACCGTGCCGGTGATTCGGTACGTGACCGCGTTTCACAATCGAGGCGATGGCGCCAGTGCTGCTGTAGCCGATGCGATACGCAAGCTCCTCGTAGGTGAGGATTTGCAGTATCTCGCGCAGAGCGGCCACGTAATCGAAGCCGACACTGTCGTGCAGTCGTTCGTTTTCTTCTGTCATGTCGTCTCCATCTGTCTGTTCATCAATATGTCGAGAGAATCAGGCCCGCAGTTCATCAAGAGGTCGATGATCGCCATGCGCGGCGCGAATGCGTTGTGTTGTTGCGGATACTCAGAATGCTCGTACTTCTGGAAGATCGGCTCGATGCCTTCGTTTATGAAGCCCTGCTTATCGGCGTATCCCTCTCCCTCGCCCCCGAAGATGTACTTCGTGGCGCCCAACTGCTTGCACATATCCAGCACAAGGTCGGATTTCATGCCGCGGAACGTGTAGTCGGATGCGTTAACAATCGGCACCTGGATGCCGAGCGCCCGCATGAAGTAGCGCAGCAGATCCATGTTCAGATCGATGAGTAGCCCGCCGTCAGCATACAGGTCGAGAATAGCGCCTACGCCCTGATAGTGCTGCTCGAAGTACGGCGCGCGTTTGTAAGCGAGTTCGATAGAGCGCATGTGCTTGCGCTGCCAGTTTCCAGGAACGATCTCTATCTCGCGTAGTTTCTTTGCGAAGTGATTCTTGGATTCGACAGGAACAGTCAGCAGCAAGTGGCCGTTGTGAGACTTGATGTAATTTCTGTTGTTCCAGCCGCGCTTCTCGTACTGCACGTCGTCGAAGCACACGAACTTGTCGGCACTGGCAATCTTCGCGAACAGCCCGAGCCATGGCATATACCCAACCTGATGGGCGGTCACAATCATTTCGGCTTCCTTACGATGATGTCCCAGACGGCTAAGTCGTAATCCTTGTCATTGAAAGCCGCCGACCTCCATCTGACAGGCACGACACGTGGCGCGAATCCAGGTCCCTTGCGACGCTCAATGCGCTCTTGCAGCGTAAGACGCTCAAAGTACGCGAACAAGGCCGACAACTCATCTACATCTGAAAAATGAACGCTGTCTAAGCCGACGAATTGGCCATCAGGAAAACACGTAGCGGTGCGTCCATTTGCGCTGGCTTCTATTGTCTCTCCGCGATACGCCTCGCTGTGGTTCATGGAAAACCAGTCGCTTGATATAAACAAGCCTCCTGGCTTGAGCGATGCCCATACAAGAGCGAGCGTTCTCTTGATGGCTGCAATGTCATTGTGAGGAACCGATGCGCGTTCAACGACAGCATCGAAACCCGTGCCAAATGGCTGAACGCGGCTGAAGTCCGCTAGTGCGATGCGGTCTGCCATCCTAGGGAATTCGTTGTGCAAGTACGTGACGGCCTTCTCGCTCCCCTCTATGCCGTAGTACTCGCCAATCTCGCTAAGGAATGGAATGTTCGCGCCAAGACCTACGCCCAATTCTAGGATTTTATCTGCCTCTACTATCGACGTGCGTACCAGCCTATCTAAGATCGCGGAATATCCGCGTCTTTGCAATTCGCCAACGTGAAACTTGTCCCATTCAGTTGCATCATGAGCGATGGTGCTGGCACCACGGATCGAACGTGGGACATCCGAATTACAAAATCGGTGCTCTTCCGACTGAGCTATGCCAGCGTCGTCCGTCATGCGGCCACCTTCGCAGACTGCGCGTTGTGCTGTCTGACTTGCCACACGATAAGTTTCTCAACTTCTTCTCCTGGAAAGTCTTCTGGCCTACGTTCTTTCCACAGCCGACGCGCGAGCCGCACGTATGGCTCGATCAGTTTCCAGTCCTCGCCGGGGAAATTCTTTTGCGTGTTGTCAAGGCGAAAGCACATCCCTGCGCACCAGTACGTCGGATCGACCATCAGCGGCATCGAGCCCCATTCCTTCATGGTCTTCGGGGGGTTGAACTTCTCGATGCCGATCCCGGCGACCGCGTCGTCGTAGGCAGGTCCGCCTGGATATGGCGTGAAGCGATACACGGACGCGCGAGCCTCCGGCGCCACGTCCATGATCCAGTCGATTATGTTCATCGTGTCCAGCCAGTGCTCGTGCTTCTCCCGCGGCATGCCTCGGATGAAACTGTTCATCACGCTGATCCCTGATCCCGACATGCAGGTGTTCGCTGTTTTTATCGAGTCGATGCCGTGGCCCTTGCGGATCACCTTGCGCAGGAACTCGTCATTGCCGGACTCGCAGCCGAACTCGATGGAGAAGCACCCTGACCACGCCATGATCTCCGTGAGTTCTGGAGTCACATAGTCGCTGCGAATGTTCCCGTCCCACTTGATGCCGTGCCTACGCAGGATGCGGCCGATGCCACGAAGACGTTCGACGCGGTCGATCTTCTCGTTCACGCCGTTCACGCGCGTCTTGTCGAAGCCGATGTTCGGGTCAGAGAAGCTAACCTCAGTGAAGCCTGTCAGATCGTGCAGTGCATTGATCTGGTGCTCAATGTCTTCTAGTGGCCGTGGCGACCACGCAGAACGCAGTGCGCAGAACGTGCAGCCGTATGGGCAGCCGCTCGACGTTATGAACTGCATGTCGCCGCGCTTCCACAGGCGCTTGCACTCGTCTGAGAACGGGAAACTGTGCTCGTGGTAGGCGCGCTCCGGCCACACGACATCGACAAACGGCTCTGCCTTTACGTCTTCAGGACACAGGCGCGCGTGATGCCCGCCTACGTTCGTGACGATTGACGGATTGAGACGCTTGGCTTTTTCGAGGATGTCAGCGGCGCGGCCGGCTTGGTATCCGGTGAAGCACGACACGCCGATCTGCGCCGAGTCCTTGATCATGTCCTCCAGCATTTCCTCGGTGTCCCAGCGCATATCGAGGTACTTCACCTTCATGCCCTTGTCCTCGAACATCTTTCCTGGGTACATGATCGACAGCGGTGTCAGGTTGAACGGGCTATCCAGGCACGGATTTGGATAGACCAT